AGGTAACGGTAACAAGGATCGCTACTCAGCTATCTTCATCGGTGACAACGCATTCGGTCACGCTATCTCTCTTCCAGTCGAGCTCCGCGATGGCGGTATCCTTGACTTCGGTCGTGAGCATGCACTTGCTTGGTATGCTATCTACGGTCTTGGTCTAATCACTGACCAGTCTGTAGTTATTGCAGAAACCAACTAATTTCAATAGTAGTGGGGCGAGGTTAAGCACGGCCTGAAATAGGGCCACACTCTCGCCCCACTACACCAAATTAAAAACAACCTATAGGAGAATAATAATCGTGGCAAAAGCAAAAGTAACAGACGTCACAGGACGTCAACGCGAAGAGCAAGTTAAGGCTCACGCAGAAGAACTTGCACAACGTGCAGGTGAAATGTCAATGGCTACAGCTGCAGCAGCTGCTAAGCTTGAGACAGAGGTTCTTGACCTCACTGAACCTAATAAGCCAGCAACAGTAATTGACGAAGTTGAGTCTGTAGGAGTAACGCTTGCAGATGATTCACAAGTAATTCGCTTGGCAGAGGATCTAGAGTTTGTGACCATTGGTGTAGGAAATCACTATTCCTTCAAAGCTGGTCAAAAATATAAGGTAGCTAAGCATGTAGCTCAGCACCTACAGGAAAAGGGCTATTTGTACGAACGCCTCTAAGCCCTATTAGAGATGTACCCACTTCGACAATCGCCCTCCTGTCGAAGTGGGTCTTTCTTTATACTGATAAATTTCCCTCTTCCTGCGATTATTAGATGTACTTACTGAGGAATAAGAGGATCTGTGGCCACTTTAGCATCCCTATCCGATCGCTTAAGAGCAGAGATCGGAGATCTAAACCGCTCCTTCGTAGAGGAATTCCGAGGGGACGGAGAACGTAAGCGTTTCCAGCTTACTGAAGCGCCTGTAAACGGCACATCCCTATCTATCAAAGTTAATGGTGTTGAGGTATCTAACGCCGCCACAGTTGAAGAAGTGATCGGCATGGTCACACTTGGAGCAGTAGCCCCACTAAACGCTACAGTCATTATGTCTGGAACAGCACACAAGTACTTTACAGATGCTGAAATCCAATATTACGTAAACACCGCTTTTTCTGAGCACGCATCTAACCTTACAGACAGTGGCGGAGCTCGTATAACTATGGCTACTCTGCCAGGTGTAGATGAGTACCCAGTGGTCTTATTAGCCTCAACTATGGCCTTATATACCTTGGCTACCGATGCCGCTTTTGATATCGATATTATTTCTCCAGACGGCGTTTCTATTCCACGATCAGAGCGTTTCCGTCAATTGATGGAGATCATCGGGCAGCGTAAAGAGCAGTATCGTGATCTATGTAGTCTTCTAGGTACAGGTCTTTATAAGATCGATGTGTTTAACTTGCAACGCATCAGTCGCCGTACTAATCGATACATTCCTATGTATCGTCCACAAGAAGTTGATGACGGATCACTACCGCAACGCATTCGCCTTTCTGTTCCAGATTACGGCGACATCACTCCTGCAAGCCCAGTGGTCAACAAAGATCTTTCACTGTACTCAGGAGACAACTTCAGCATTCAACTTAAGTTCACACTTAACTTGGCTGGGTACACACCTCTATCGCAGATTCGTTTGTTCCCTACATTCCCAAGCAATCAAGTTGGCCCAATTATTTTGCAAAACTTTGCTATTACAAAGAGTGCATCCGTAACTAATGGTCCATTAGACACTATCACTCTGTCACTTACAAGCGCACAAACAAAAGATCTTCCACGAACCGCCTATTACGACATCCAGTTGACAAACGACTCTACTGGAGCAGTGCGTACATACCTAGAAGGCAAAGTATTTACTAAGCCTCAGATTACGAAGTGACCATGTCTGATCCAGAGCTAGTAGAGATCACTGAACAAAGCCCAGAGATTGTTATCTTTGATGACGGCAGAGGTGTAACTGGTCCTATGGGTCCAACGGGCCCTGTAGGAGCAACAGGACCTAGAGGTTTAACTGGGCCAACAGGACCAACAGGACCAACAGGCGCTGCATCAACTGTTGCAGGGCCTACCGGTTCTACAGGTCCAACAGGATCTACAGGTGCACGTGGTGATAGAGGAGCTACTGGCCCTACAGGTTCTACTGGTCCTACAGGTGGTGTAGGTCCACAAGGCCCAACAGGCCCACAAGGTATTCAAGGAAACACTGGCCCTACAGGAGCTACTGGATCTAGAGGTGCTACTGGACCGCAAGGAGTTACTGGACCAACAGGTCCTGCTGGAACAAGCGTAACAATTTTAGGTACCTTACCTTATACAAGCTCACTTCCTGCTTCAGGAAATCCAGGAGATGGATATTTAATCAGCGGATCTCTCTATGTTTGGGACGACCTAAATGAAGAGTGGGATAACGTTGGTAGTATTCAAGGACCAACCGGTCCTGTAGGTCCTAAAGGTGATGTTGGAAATACCGGACCAACCGGTCCCACAGGCCCTGTTAGTACAGTGGCCGGACCAACAGGGGCAACAGGTGCTACCGGTTTAACTGGAGCTACTGGTTCACAAGGTCCGACCGGCCCAACAGGTGCAACAGGTTTACAAGGAGAGGTAGGTCCAACAGGACCAACCGGTCCTCAGGGCGCAGACAGTACAGTAGAAGGACCTACCGGTCCTACTGGTGCACAAGGTATTGAAGGACCAACTGGACCGACTGGTGCGACTGGTGTTGAAGGTCCAACAGGACCAACTGGTCCTCAAGGATTAATTGGTGAGACTGGACCTACAGGTGCAGACGGAGCGACAGGGCCTCAAGGAGAGCTTGGACCGACTGGACCTACAGGTCCTCAAGGTATTCCTGGAGAAGCAGCTTCAGAAGGTGCTACAGGACCTACTGGACCTACCGGTGCACAAGGTTTACAGGGAGACACAGGAGCGACAGGAGCAACAGGTGCGACAGGAGCAACAGGCGCAACAGGAGCGACTGGACTTACAGGTGCTACAGGACCACAAGGCCTACAAGGAGATGTTGGACCAACTGGACCTCAAGGAAATGTGGGAAGTACTGGACCGACTGGTGCCACAGGATCCACAGGTTTAACAGGAGATACTGGTCCCACTGGTCCAACAGGAGCTACGGGTGCAGCTGGAGCTGACTCACAAGTACCTGGTCCAACAGGACCAACAGGTGCGACAGGTGCACAGGGTCCTCAAGGAACCTCAATAACAATTTTAGGTACAGTAGCTTTAATTGCAAACCTTCCATCGACTGGTAATCCAGGTGATGGTTACATTGTTATGGAAGATGGTGGGCATCTTTGGATTTGGGATTCAATAACATCTGCGTGGGATGATGTTGGGGCTATTGTTGGACCTCAAGGTCCAACAGGACCAACAGGTCCGCAAGGAATTTGGGCGTACACAACGCTTCCTACCTCAGCAGATCCAGGTGATGCTTGGTTTGACCCAGAAACTGGTAAGGCTTTCATATACTATGACAACTATTGGGTTGAAGTTGGTGCAGCCCCCGCTGGACCTACAGGACCTCAAGGTGTTGCCGGCGTTACAGGACCTACCGGTCCACAAGGTATCCAAGGACCAACAGGCCCTGCAGGTACTGGTACAGCTGGAAGTGCTGACTTAGCAACGACATGGTGGTTAGGATTCTAAATGGCAGCAATTGAACGTCGCGGAATAACTCAGTTATCCACAGATGTCGCGTATGGATCTACTGGAACCACAATTTTTACTGCGGACGATAATTATCTATTATCAGTGATTGCAACCAACACTAAGTCAACTGATGCGGTAGCCTATGTATATGTCATACCTACCGGCGCTTCAGAAAGCGGATACGGTGTAATTGCCTATTCCCTTCCAATATCAGGCTTTAATAGCTATGAAACTTTTAGATTTGGCGTTAACCCTACAGATGTAGTAAAGGTTGCGGGCTCAGAAGGCCTTGCGTTCTACATCCAAGGTATTGATCAAGTAGCAACGGTATAGGAGAGTAAATGCCAGGATATGCTAACCCTAGTGATCTAACTGGGGTCACAGTACTCGGATCAGATTCTCGAGATACCCTACCTCTTGCTAGCGCTATTGGTGGGTTCCCTAGCATCGAAGAGATTGGCGATA